AAATAGAAGCGGTGAGTCTCGGGGATAATGGCCTTAAGCTCGCCTTTTGTCATGTTTTTCTGGGCTATGCGTATCTCTACAACGGAGCCTGATCTTACTATCAAGGGACAAGCTCTGACTAAGCGCATCCTCTCCCGGATGCGCCTGATCAACACCTTCACATGGATAAACCCCTATGCCCACTTCAGTTGGAAAGAATATATTCGAAACCGGAATCCTGATCCCCAAAGAGCGCATAAACACAACAAAAGGCTCCCTGCATCTTAAAGAAGGCAAGCCGTATCGGTTCATGATCATAGGCCACACACAAATAAGCATCCATGCTAACGGCCTCAAGGAAACAAAGCGGATACGCCTGCGCGTCACACGCAGCTTCAGACGACGGGTTATTGTATTCAAAGGAAGATTGCCATAATGTGCATTCAAGCTGGCAAGAACTCTTATCCTTCACCAAGATTAACTCGTGGAGCTACAATTTATATATGGAAAAAACAAAATAGGGCGTGTTGTTTTAAAACATACATACGAGAGTAAAACAGAACCAATCAACATCATAAGATTAAAGCAGGGTCAACGGCTATTCATATCGATGTGGTTCAAAAGGAAGTTTCGATGATCCTGATAGCCAAGAAAAACATGACAAAAGGCGAGCTTAAGGCCATTATCCCCGAGACTCACCGCTTCTATTTTCCCAAAAAGAAACAAAACTATAACGGCACCCATGTATTCATAGAAGGCCATTCGTATCGGCTCAGGGAAAAGAACGGCGTGGGAACAATCCATTCGGAAGCCGGGATATTCTTCATCTATGTCAAAGGAGACGGCGATATTATCCCGGAAGAGCTGTTCAGAATCTTTGCCAGGTAAGGCCCTGTGCATAGAGTCTCCGAATTCGGCAAGCTATACGCGTAATGGCTGCAGCAGGAAGTTTATTTAAAATTTTCCAATGATATTATTTTTTTTCAGAAACAGAAAAGGAGTAGCATGAAACCTTCGGAGTTGGCTCAACTGTTACAGGTAGCGATCAGAGAAAAGTTAAACGTATTGATAAAAGGAAAGCCGGGGATAGGAAAAACCGACATCGTGTATCAGGCGTGTGCACTACAGGGAGCTGATATCCTGCTAAGTCACCCGGTCGTGGATGATCCAACAGACTACAAAGGCATGCCGTGCATTATAAAAGGCGAAGATGGCAGCCAGCAGGCTGTCTTCATGCCCTTTGGAAATTTACAGGCATTGATGGAAGCTGAGCGACTCCTGGCGTTCTTCATGGATGACCTGGGACAAGCAATGCCGGCCGTCCAGGCTGCAGCCATGCAGCTGTTACTTGCCAGAGAAATCAACGGCAAGAAAATCAGTGATGAAGTAACCTTCATTGCCGCTACAAATCGAAAGGCTGACAAAGCCGGCGTATCAGGAATTCTTGAACCGGTAAAGTCACGCTTCTGCACTATTATCGAGCTTGAAAGTGACCTTGAAGACTGGATTCAATGGGGTCATGCGTCCAAAAAGATCCCGATGGAGCTAATGGCCTTCATAAGATTTCGTCCTGAACAGCTTGATCAATTCAAAGCAACCCCAGAGCTCACAAATTCGTCCTGCCCAAGAACCGTTGAAAACGTTGCCAAATGGATGCGTGCCGGAATTCCATCCGGTCTTGAATTTGAAACATATGAAGGTGCAGCGGGCAAAGCCTTCGCCTCGGAATTAATGTCCTTCCTGAAAATCTTCCGACAATTACCCGACCCGGACAGCATAATCAGAAACCCCAAAAATGCAAAGATCCCAACGGAACCGGCCGCACTATACGCAACTTGTGGTTCGTTAGCAGCTCGGGCAAACCCCAATAATTTTGAGCATATTTGCGAATATGCCTACCGAATGCCGAAAGAATTCTCGGTTTTCATGATAAAAGACGCTGTAAGACAGAATGAAGAGACAGCGGAAACGGATGCTTTCATCGAATGGGTATCGAAACACAAAAGTTCTATGATTTAGGATTTAATATCAGGTATATTGCTGATTTCTGCATATCAGTGTCTCTATGCGATTTCACAGGATATTTCTCCAGGGCTATGCCATTTGCTTTTAAGGTCAAGAATGAACCAACGATGATCTCTCACGATCGGATGTGGCCACAAGATGTCATGAATCACATAGAAATCCTAAAAATAGGAAGAATGGGCTACAAAATGATAGAATCCGAAGAATTCAAGGTTCTATTGAACAAAACGTTAAGCAAGCAAATAATAAAGGCTGCTGGAAATATTGCCAAGTTCAAGATGAACTTGATAACACAGGAGATTAAGAAACATGACCACGTACGAATACGACGAAAGCAAAGATAAATTATTATCGGTTTTTGATTCGCTTGTTGGAACATATTCAGGAAGGTCCGATGACAAACACATCTTTAAAACCTCAAAAGGAACAATAACATTCAAACCAACCAGCAATATGCACAGTTTTAAGATAATAAAAGACAAAACAACCGTAGTTTTTGGGATTTTTGCCAACAATAGTGCACGAGTACCCGGTGGGATCAGCATAGAAACCGATATTGGCATATTCAGGCCGGAAGACATGAATATATGGGAAGAAGCAAAAATTCGCCACTGCAGTACATATAAAAAGTTAACAATAAGACAACTTGCGAATATTGCCGAAAAAGCGATAAAGCAATACAAGGAATTGCTAGGAGGTTAAAATGACCATCTCGAAAAAAGCCATGATTGTTAAGCTGCACATATCATCATGGAAAGGTCAGATCAAGGACCTAAGTGCAACAAGAAAAACACAAACTATCCAAAATGCGGCCAGCGGCACCGGAATTTACAACAAATTTCTGGTATCGAAAAACCACCTCCGGGCGATCCAAACAGCGGAAAACGATGCCAGGCGCTTCCATATCAAAAACACTGTGCCATGGAACGATGGTGGCGATCGGCTACTCCCATCCAAAAACTGGCTCAAGTATTCTAAAGGAATGCGAAGCCACAAAAATAAATTCGAAGTAGCCGTAGGCAAATTCTGTTCCCAATATCCACTTATGATCACTGAAGCAAAGAAATTGCTGGGAAATATGTACAATAAAAGTGAATATCCGGATCCAAACTACATCAAGAACCGATATGCCTTTTTCACAGATATGACGCCAGTCCCGGTATCCGGAGATTTTCGAGTCGAAATGGAAGCTGCGGACAAGGAAAAAATCAAAAAAGAGCTTGATAAAAAGAATATCAGAAGTCATGAGCAAGCCATGACGGATCTGTGGGAACGACTCTATAATGCAGTAAAGATCATGGCTGATGGAATGTCCGGGACAAAAGGCAAGGTATATGACGCTTATGTGAAAAATATCGAGGATATAACTGATATTTTGCCGGATTTGAATATAAATGAAGACCAAAAACTCAATGAAATGGCAAAAGAGGTAAGGCACACACTGGCGGCTCATACACCCGGACAACTTAGAAAAGATAAAAATCTGAAACAGGACACAGCTGAAAAGGCCAAGATCATAGCAAATAAGCTCGATGGAATGATGGGAGGCGCCAGTGCAATTAAGTAGAGATGACTTCGAATATATCTGGAACGAGCTGGTACTGTACTTGCACTTCATATTAATTGCGATTTTCCTGTTTATAGCAATATATTCATGGCACATAAATAAAAAATTAGCATTTATAATTGTCGGTGCAGACGCACTATTCATAATATCGGTTTTAAGTAACCTGGTTAAACGAAACAAAATGTCAAGAAACGAAAATCCCTATTGTACTGAAAACTTCAGTAAGCATTCCACCGCATTCGTGAAACAATTTGCCAATATGCTGGAAACTGAAAACAAAGAAGATATAATAGGCCAAATGTCTAAAAATATCTGCAATATCACAAACGAAGCATATGAAAGAGGATTTATACATGGCAAACGAAAGTAGAGAAAGAATAAGCAAGGCAATGACAGCGCTGGTTTTGGACCATGCATTCTTTGCCGCCTTAGCTTTAAGATTGAAAATCGTCGAAACTCACATATGTGAAACTGGATATGTAAACGGCGAGGAGATCGGATACAATCCGGACTGGATCAAGACGTTAAGAGACAAACAAATCCAGGGATTTCTCGCACATGAAGTTATGCACCTCGCGATGACACACCACACCAGAATGAATGATCGAGATCATGGCTGGTGGAATATTGCTGGAGATTTTGCCATAAACAATATCCTGAAAGAAGCCGGCATGGAACTCCCGGATACAGTATGCATTGATCCTAAATATAAGAACATGTCCGCGGAAGAGGTTTATGATGTCGTCTACGATTCTACAAAAAGCCCCAATGGTCCCAAGCACGATCCAGGCGGTTGTGGCGGAGTAAAACCAATGAAAGGCAAAGGCAGCAAAAAGCCGTCGCCAAATGAGATCAAAAAAGAAGAAGAAGACTGGAAAATTGCCACGATCGCGGCAGCCAATGCAGCCAAGCAACAAGGAGAGCTTCCGGGACACCTAAGATCTTTCGTCAAAGAACTAAAAGCTCCAAAATTGGACTGGCGGGAAATCTTGAGAGAGTTTGTTGAAGTTGCAGCCAAGAACGATTATACATGGAAGGCACCAAACAGAAGATATATGCAAAATGGCATCATCCTTCCATCGCTTCTGTCAAAAGAGCTGGGTACTGCGGTCATCGCGGTAGACACATCAGGGAGTGTATCAAAGTCAGAACTTGAACAATTTGCCGGGGAAATAAGTTCTATTCTTGAGGAATACAATGATATCACGATTCGAGTAATCTATTGTGACACGAAAGTTGCACATACTGAAGAATTTCACTCTTCGGACCTTCCGATAAACTTAAAGCTTCACGGTGGTGGAGGCACCAATTTCAAACCACCATTCGATTGGGTAAGAAAGAACCTCGATGAAACTCCGACCTGTCTTTTATATTTTACAGATCTTGAATGTTCAAGCTATCCAAAAGATCCAGGATATCCAACCATCTGGATCTGGACAAAAACACGATGGACAAACTCAGCATGGAAATCAAAACCGCCATTCGGTCAGATAATTGCTATGGACATGAGAAATGACAAATAAAGACTCAGCAAAAGATTATTATAATAGAATTAATCCCAAATTTAAAGAAAATGACACCTATAGAGCATGCACTGGGCTGTCTCATTATCTTATAAATGGTGTTATGAGCAGCACAGTCAGAAAAAGCAGAAGAACAATAAAAGGTTTATGGCCAGCATGTAAAAAAGCAAAACGAATGGCCCGGTACCTGGACTTTTGGACACCCCACGAAGAAGGAGTTGGAATAGTATTCTGGGTCGAAAAAACAAAAGAAGAATAGTAAGGAAATGAATAAAAAAATAGGAGCGCTCGACGGTTTAAGCGATCCAAAAAGCAGTTGATGATGAAATTCAATCACTGAAAGGAGAAAAAATGGGAGAATTAGCAATTTTATCGGCAGAAGGAGATACAAAGGTAATCTGGGATCCATCAAACAATGACGAAAGTGAAGCGGCAAAATGCCAGTTCGATATGCTAATCGGCAAAGGGTTCAATATCTTCAAGGTTGGCAAAGACCACGAAAAAACCGGTGGGGCAATCAAAAAGTTTCCGAAAACAGCTGGAAAACTGATCGCTGTTCCTAAAATCGTAGGAGGATAAAATGGCTACTTGGGAAAGATGGTCTTCTTCTTCCGCAACCACAGCATCAGATGGCGATACGTTTTATTGCTGGTCGTCTGGAACGGTAACTGCAGCAACCGGGGATACGTGGAGTACTTGGAATGACTCGTCAGCAGCAGGGGATGCCTATTATGTTGTTGGGGATTCTTGGGAGCATTGGATTGAGCAGGAAGGATATGCTATTATTACCGAGACACAGCCTTCGGTTAGCCAAACTACTGATGCTTACAGAGCTGACTTCTTGAATCGCCATTATCATAGGATGCAAATGAAAATCAATAACAAATGGCGTGAAATGCAAGCTGAATGGTTGTGGGAGGAAAAAGAAGCTGCAGAAAACAAGGCAAAGGCTCTGTTGCTTGATCTGGTCAGTGAAAAAGAATTTGAAATGTACAAAAGAACTGGCAAGCTCTTGGTCAACGGCAGAAAACACGATTATATTATCTTCAAACAGGGCGGAGTTACCGTTTTGTCCAAGCCATCCAGCTTTAGACACGAAAGACAAGCTGAAGGGCTCTGCGTACACCTGAACGGTGCTGACAAACATAAATGTCCTGAAACAGACAATGTAATCGCAATGAAATTAAATATCGAACATGCGGAAAAGGAATTCCTCAGCACTGCGAATCATCATGGCAAAAGAAAAATGAACCTGGTTGAGGAAGATTTCCTTAAAGCTATGAATGGATAAAAAAGGTTTGGTCCACCTGCTCTACTAAACTCAATATAACCCAAAGCTCGATGCAGGTTGCCTTCCTGTATCGAGGAACCGGGCGATCTTTTCTCCATGTTTCCGTGGTGTCATAGTTGAGGGTTGGTTGGAGTCAACTCAGTAAGGAAAAGAGCGGGTGGGCCAATTTAAAAATGACAAAAATAATCATAACAATTTTATTAATAATGCCATTGTGCGGGACTGGAGAATATGATCGGGTCAAGTTCCCTGTATTATTCGCAGATGCTCAAATGCCATTGTATGCATGTGGATTAGATATAGACAAAGATAAACAACCAGATGTGGTTTTGATCTATGCTGGAGAACCTAAACATCGTAAAGGCATTATGCAATTGGAAAGCTTGGTTAAAGCGATGATGCCGCACGAATTCATAGAAACTCTATATCCAGAGCACAAAATAAAATGATAACGACCGAAGATGTACTCATCACATTACTCTCTATAATTTATATTCTCCAGCTCATAGTAATTTATAAACAAAAAAGAAAAATAAACCAATTAGAAAAAGAAATCAGTCACTATTGGAAAGACCGCTTTCTACACGGTGACCATGGCATATCACCAACTTATCGAACATCACCATATTCAACAGCATCATATTCACCATCACCATCACCATCACCATCAGTGAAGGACGATATACAATGATAGAACAAAAAAACTGTCCATGCCGGCGCGATCGCTGCACAAAAAACTGGTTATCCACATCGCGCATGTATTGGTGAAGAATGCAAAGCTTGGAACATAGGAACCAACGACTGTGGATTAAAAGTTGAAACCGATAACATCCCAGAATTAACAACTCTTAGGATTGCAGATCATTGGGTTGTTTGGGACAATACAAAACAAAGAGACAATCTAACCGTAAAAGAATTTGAAAACGATTACATCAAACCAGCTCTATACGCACTTAAATCCTGGGAGGAGAAAAAGAGATGAAAGCAAAAGCATTAATACCAAAGGTAGCGGCCGTATCATTCGAAGCAAAATTCAACGAAACCGATCTGGTAACGGTTGCTGTGGCAAAGGGAGAGCGAATTCTCAAGAACCAGCTGACTGCAAAGAAAGCGGAAATTGAAGAAACAAAAAACCTGATCACAAAAAACAAGTCTGGCCAGACAAAGATGCTCAAAAACATGCTACATCCATTTAAAGCTGCAGCCATGGAACTTAACAAAGCTTTGAAAAAAATAACAAAAGACGAGTCATTTAGTATTTCTTCTGATTTTAACAATGAATATGATTACAAATTGGAAAAACACGTCCTGAAAAACCGATTCTCTGTTAGTTTTTCAAGAAAGACTATTGCTGCAAAGTTCTTGCCTCTAACAAAAGCTCAAAAAGATGCCATAAAAGAAGAAGAAGATTTGGGCAAGGCATTAAAAGAGCTTCAAAAGAGTGCTCTGGAAATCAAGCGTAAAATAAGTGACATTCCAATGCTTGAACGACAAATGAGAGCGAAAGTCATGGAAGCCCAGCTTAAAATGACCGATGAAGGTTCTGCGCTGCTTGACCAACTGCTTGAAAAATCAGGTCTCGATTCGTCACTTAAACTTTTAGGAATTTAAAAATGAAAGCTTGGATAAAGTCAGACAATGAATGGTCACTTGTTTCAGATATGGACCTTCTATTAGAAACTCCGGATGAAGACATGGTTTTTATATCGGATCTGGATACAGCATTTGAAGAACTTGAGGCAGTCATAAATCTGGAAAAAAAGGTTCCAGCCGGAGTAACAGCCATTAGACAATATCATAGTTTTCGCGCTGGGGAACTTGAAAGCTTTATGGTAAAGGAAGAAACATCTATAGAAGATGCGGTCGAGCTGATAAAAAAACATAAACGACTTTCATTACCATATTCATTACACAAACAACAAACAGAACTTGCCAAGCATAATGTTGCACCAGATGGTATGGGTGGCTACGAAATAAATCCCAAAGTAGCAAAGCAAATATTAAAGCAATACGATCAGCTCGATAACCCAAATCCGCAATATTTGTATAATGCTGACATTTATTCTGTCCTGACAGCAATAAACAAGGCTATCAAAAAAGACACGGGCAGTAGTGTCGATAACATAAGACTAGGCAGCACACGGGATGAAATATCAGGGGCAATTATTATCGCTGCAGATTTATACAGCTGGTTTTACGGCAAAGGAAGCTACAGAAAACTAAAAGCCTTTAAAAAACTAAAAAAGAAATGGAAAAATTTCAGTAATAAAAGTGCTGACAAGAACAAAGTTGAGCAACATTTTGTGGATTTCATGAATGACGAAATAGATCTAAAACCAGGCAAATCATCAAAACTCATGAAAAGAACACTGACATATAAATATTTATCATGAAATTTCCATTAATAATGGAAAGCCAATTAAAGTATGTTTGGATGACAGCTGCCGGTGAAGGCTTTGTAATTAAGTTAAAGATAATCAGACCCTTTAATCCAAAAGCTGGAGATTTTGATAACAGCTGGTTCATGGATCATTTTGAAGAATGCAATGATCCAATAAAACGCATACTATTAGGAAAAATAAAAAGATGATAAAAGGCGGACCAAAACGCGAAGCATTCGGAAAAGAAAACGTAGAACCAATTAGTTTTTCAAAAGACGATCCATTCTGGGATCTTTCTCCAATGTTAAATCTAATCGAAAAAGAAGCTCGAGCAGGCGAAATGGATACTTTATTGATTTTAAAAAGATCTAAAAAAGGCATAATGTCATATTGGAGAGGAACAGAGTCACTTTCAATAGTCTTAGGCATGCTTTCATATGGGCAACTATCTCTATATGCAGATCATGTACTAATGAAAGATGATTAAAGCTATATACATGAAAAAATCAAACGGCCTGTTTGAATTTGGAAAATTATACAAATCCAAAAAAGGACGAATTGGAATTTTAAACACAGGAAGAAATGTAGGTGTAATGCTCATACAAATATTTATAACATCTGTCCCAATAAAAAAAACTATGGCAGGATATAAAATCCGTACGATTATACAAGAAGAAAGTGGCTATAGCTTAGAAGTAGAAGTTTCCATAGATGAATTTAATAATTCTTTTCGAAAGTTCATATAAATAATTGGAGAAAAATATAATGGACCTTGAAATAATAAACAAATTATATCTTGAGTTGTCACAAGTAACGACGGCCAAAACTAAAAGAGAAATAAACCTTGAAGACCAGGTTATGGATTTGCAGCAAGACGCATTAGAACACAATAAACGAATGGCAAAAATCCCTTCGATATCAAGACCTAAAACCGCATCAGAAGGATTAAGATTTTTAGCAGACTGGTTTGATGCGGTATATCAAGACGCTGGTAAAAACGATGAAGTCCAACAAGACCTGAGACGATGGGCAACGGAATTTGAATCCAAATGAGAAGACTAATAATATATCCAAACGACTGGGTTGCTACATTAAGAGATTGCCCAGCAGGCTTCTTCGTAGCTGAAGAACAGCTTTGCTTCAAAACGGATTACATCACTGGTGACAAAATAGAAGCATACAACAGTGCTGGCGAAGTGTTTTGTGGTAGCGACAATACATTGGTACAACCTGTAACATATGAATGGGAGAAGATATGAACGAATGTTATTTAGTACAGAACAGCAGTAGAGACCGGGTCAAGTTCCTACATCTCAAGGTCGAGAACAACACCATGAAATCTGTTTGGGGTCTGCTTGACGGGAAAACCCAGCAAACCTCGAACACATATGATTTCATCAACGAAGGAAAAGCCAACGAACTCTCGCCGGCCGCCGCTGCTATCGCGGACTTTGAACGTAAAAAGAAACGCAAAATTAAAAATGGTTATCGAGAAGTGCCGAATCTAAAAAACATTGACACAATAAACGGTGCTGCCAAATTGGACACTATCGATTTCGATAACCCGCCGACTTCATTTTGTCCATCAAAACCATTTTCAAAAAGCACTCCGAAAAAGCTTGAAAAAGTTCTATCGGGCAATTATGAATTTCAAGTCAAAGAAAACGGGATGTGTCATTATGCTTTTGTCGGAACAAATGGAGAAATTAAGTTGTTTACTCGAAGAATGGATGACCACACAGCAAAATACCCTGGAATTGTTGGAGCTTTATCAGCATACAGAATCCCTCCAAAAAGTGTCCTCGGAATTGAGCTCGTTGTATCGCCCGGACATGGAAATCACCAGGAAAATTTTCGTCACATTCAAAAAATTAACAAAACAGATTGCATTAAGGGAAAACTCAAAACCCAAGACCAGATAAAAGCACTGGATTATCAAAAAGACCATCCAGTTCGAGGATGCGTCTTCTTTATTTATTATTGGAACGAAATCGAAATGTGGAAAAAGAACACCATGCAGTCTCGAGGTTACATAAATTCCATATTCGAACCAAGAAAAAAAGGCGTAACTTTATATGCCGCAAAAGAAATTGACGTATCATCGATGGGCAAAGCTATCAAATGGCTCGAAGTCCAACGCGGCAACGTAGAAGGACTTGTGCTATGGAATCTCGATGATATGGTGGACGTTGGATTCTCGGGAAAACCAAAAAGAAAAGCCGCCTATAAGGTTAAAATAACACTCGAGACCGATGTGGTTGCATATGGCTGGGAAAAAGGCAAAGGTAAAAAACAAGAATTAATAGGCGCCCTTAAAATCGGCAAATATGATGCCGATAAGAATCTCATCAAACTTGGTACTGCTGGATCCGGACTCACTGATGAAATGTCGGATCCATCTATTTGGACATTCCCATGTGTCATCGAAATCAAATATGATGCTCAGAACAAGAATGGGCACTTTATATTTCCACGATTTGTCAAAGTTCATGAAGACAAAAAACCGGAGGAGTGTACATTAGAGGAGAACGAAATTGTTAATACCTGAAGAAGATTACAAAAGAATATCAAGCACAATTTATTCTTTATTATTAAAAACGAAGATTGATAAAAGTTGTATTTATTTTGGATTGATCGGCGCTGCATTACTACAAGAATTTTATAAGGTAGAAGCATGGCTTGGTTGTGGCTCATTTGTACTATGTGTCAAAAAAGATGCAATGCTTGCATTCGGTGAATTAGATGGAGACAATTTAATATCAACAAGGAAAAATTTCCATGCTTTCACATTCACAGATGACTGGGCAATAGATTTCATGGCGCCATTTTATACAGACACTGAATCATACGCATTAAAAGGAACAAGACCAAGCATCGACAGGAAAATGTTTCAAAAAAAGCTTGATGATAATGGAAAAGACATGGATATAGTTGGTTCATTTAACTTAGGATATGATCATGATGTTCTCGAAAATGTTAAAGAATCTTTCTTAAGTCATCCATTCAATATGGATTTATTAGTCGGTGCAAAAACTTGGTATCATAAACCACCAAGAAAAATGCCAAAATATATAGCAGTTGATACATTAAACAATGATATATCAACAATAAATTTCGTTGAATGTGAAATAAACGGATATTGGTAATGTCCAAATTGATGTTCCCATGCATGATGAAATGTGATATCGAATCTTCACTTTATGTATGGATGAAAAGAGAAAGCTGTGGAATAGTCATAAATGGAAAACCAAATATAACTCTTTTTGACTTACACGATAGTTATTACGGCCCAGGTATCAGAGAAATAAAAAGCTTAAATGATATTGTAAAAATTGAAACAGATAGGCAAAAAATTGTAAAAGTACACAATATAATAGACAATGATTTGGCTAAGTACATTGCAGATTCGGTACAAAGAAGAGAAAAGTTCAATAAAATTTATATGAACATATTAGATAAAATGAATAAAAAGGAGAGAGAAATGAAAACAAAAGAAAAAGTAACCAAGGTATTCGAGTTAACCCAAAAGGAACTAATCGCAGCTATAAAGGATTATCTTTCAAAAAGGGTAAAATTGTCAGGCGCTGTAACCATTCACTGCGAAACAGAAAATGGTGGACGAATGAATCTGCTGCCAATGAACCAGGATGATGGAGAAGAGATAATTACTTGTGTTGAAGTATCTGATATTGAATCAACTAAACCGGCCATATTAAAGACCGATGAACAGAAAATGAGTCCAGTCCCATGAGAAAAGCCATCTGCATCAAGTCTATTGAAAAGTACAAAAAGGATAGATTATATCAATATAGTAGGGCAAATGATGTTTGTTTTTTATATACAACCGGATATCACAAAACTGCGACATTTGGAGAAGCTGAATATAGTAAAAATAGCACGGACATTCGTTTTTGGTTTACAATAGGAAAAGAACTCTTTAACAAATATTTTAGGCACTTCTGTTAAATATTAATCTTCTTCAGGAATTCCACTACTATCGACTTCATTATTAATTTCCTCGGAAGATTCCCGAATTTCACCTTCGATAACCTCGTAGTCAGTATCTGTAAGGTCCGGAAGCACCATCTTGGTCATATGCTTCTGGGCCTTCTCTTTAAAAGTTTTGCTTGTCACCTCATTCATAGCCTTGATTATATTATCCAGACTAAGACTAAGATCATCAATCGAAAAGTGTGGAGATCTGGTTATATCAACTTTTTCAAACTTGTCTTCGATATTTTGCCATTTCAACCACAATCGGATTATATTCTGTTCCGATTCAAGAAGATTGGCATTTTTTTGAATCAACACACTATTAAGTTGTTGAAATTCGTATCGAAGGGCCAACCCGGACGAAACTTCATTATTGCTTTTGCGTTGACCATGAACACCTGACAAGTGGGCTATCCGATAGGTCTCGTCAACCTTTCGATCAATCCAATCCAATACGGAATTAATGGGTTCTGCAATAGCAGCTTCCATCCAATCCGGTCTGGCCTGGGGATTATCAGGTGGAAATTCCTGAACTGCCCGAACACCAACAGTTTCTCCAGCCGGCTCATCGCCTTCCTTCTGCATTGGAAGACGAAGCATCGGAAATCCGGCAAATTTTATTACTTCCTCACCATGAGACAGATTCCGGATAATACTGGCTGTAATATACGAAATTTCACGAATATCGGAGATGCCAATATATGGAACATATATGTTTTTAATATTAGGAAGCCATACAAATGGAATCTCACCTAGTGGATTACCACCTGCACCAACAAGAATAGCATCACCTTTATACTGATATGCCGATGCTGTATTTTCTTCCGATGTCTTTGATCTCCAAATTTCCCATTTGTCTCTTGTCCAAATTGTATATGTATCCTCCAGACTTTCCTTTAGTTTCAAATAGCTCAAAACAGGACGATGGGTATTCGGATCTTTTTCCCATGCCCAATCATATATATTTGACAAGGTATAAAGGCTGCAATACGGATAAACTCCTGCTTCAACCTCCTGAGCAACTGTCTGCAGACTTTCGGCCTTATTGACTAAAACACCGGCAGATCCATATACAGATGCAAGTTTCTGTGAATTATTCAAAAACATATCAAAATTTGTTCCGGACAGATCCGCATCTTCCTCGAACATTCTCCATTGAGGATTCTTTTCCACACCTCCCATATGCCTAATGGGAGATCTTTCTGTAAGATAAAAATTGAATAAATCCACAATCGCTGCGGAATAATTAAAACAAATACCCTCTTCTATACGCGTCTTCCAATTGTCAAACGATTCAAGAGGATGTTTAACTAATGAAGCTTCAATAAACGGACGCCCGCCATCATATGCCAATCTGTAAAAATTCCACGATTCTTCGTAGTCTGTATGAATTTTATTCTTTTCTTCCAGCTCTGTCTTCTTCATTTTATTTCCTCTTTTTCAAACACAAGCTTTTATATTTACGACATACGGCGGCCCGAACTTTTTTCTTTTCTTCGGATGTACCATGTTGAGATACCCTGGCAAGGGCGTTTCTGGCATGTGAGATATCATGAATAGGATATCTTCGCCCAGGTAATGCAAAATTTTTTCCCTTGATCTTTTTCCGACCTTTTGATGAAAGTTTGCTCATTTCCAGTATAACCTCCTTGAACGTCGATACTGCGGACGTGCAGACCAGCGAAGAAACTGTGATGTAGAATCGACAATATCATCAAATTTCCCATATGGAAACTGCGCCATCTGGGTTTCAAAATCAACTCTCCAGCTAGCTTTCTCCGGAATAAATACACGACCGGCCTCAAGCAGTGGTGACGTTTCGCTCATACGAATCTTCTTGTTCACGTCAGCCTTTATAGGAATGACACTGAGTTCCGTATGGTTTTGCTTCAGATCTTGAATAAGACTTTGTCCACTGGCTTTATCCTCTATTAAAATAGGAATAGGGCCAAATCCGTATCCAACCCATTTGTCATGCAATGCAACCACCCTCCTTTTTAATCTCGGATATGCCATTCGTTTATTAATTAAATCCAACAAATAATAATTGCCATTATCACCAATACCCCAAACTGTTCCAGCGGATGGATCATTCATTTGCGCTTCTTTAAAAGCTGTATCCCACGAACACACCACTTTTGTAAGCTTTGGCAAAACACCATCGAGTATTTGTCTTCTCCACTTGTTTTTTAACCTGTCCAGGCTAAACAACGCCTCACAATTTGGAAACATAAAATATTGCCATTCATGCAAAGGAAAATGCTGCAACCAATTTATATTTACAATTCCTTCACCTTCCGGGATAGGTCGTTGTTGATACAATGACGACCATTCTCTAGTTCCGATAGTTGTTCTCGTGCTTGCAAGTCTGTCTCCATCGTATCTTGAAGGCCAGAGAGCTTCTCCAGACATCCTGCCAATAACATCCCCATCTTCTTCGGCAATTGCTGGAAGTTCAAGTATTTTCCAATCTTCATGTGCGGCCTCTTCTATCAAAAATCCGGCTAAGTCATAGTAACTCCACCGTGTCATAATCAGAATAATGGCATGTTCCTTCATTAAACGGGTATAAGCTACAGCCCGAAACCAATTCCTGAGATCTTGCTGAGAAGCTTCGGAATCTGCATCTTTCCTGCCTTTAATCGGATCATCTATTATAAATAAATGGGCTCCACGACCGGTAACCGCACCGCCTACACCCGTGGAAAAATAAGCTCCGCCCTTTTCCGTATTGAATTTATTTGCACTTTTACTATCAGATGAGATTGTTGAACCAGGAAAAATTTCATTATAAACAGGATCTGTCAGTTGATTTCTGACTTTACGCCCAATGTCCGTGGAACGATCAAATGAATAGGTTGCTGATATTACCTCACGCGACGGGTTTCTTCCAAGATACCAGGCCGGGAAATACTCTGAGACAAGCATTGTGTTATGGGTTGGGATAAGTTGTTTGCCAACTAAATAAAGACCGTCTTCACGATCAACCTTTATACAATGCCCCATTTCAGGCTTTTCTGCTAATCGGATATCTGTAATAGAAATTCTTCTGCGAATATCAAGCCCTGATATTTGTTTTCTCGGAATGCGCGTTGGCAAGCTTCTTGTTGGTTGAAAGCCTACCTGATAAACAATTTTTTTACCAACAATTCCACTTGAGCTGGTTGTAGGTTGTACCTCTATAATATATGGACGAAATCCTAAAGTCGTGGCTAAATCAAAAACACCATCACGTAATTCTTCAGAACAAGTTGAAAATCTAACTCGTCCTTTTTTATCCACATGACCATCTGTATCTATTAAACCCGCAAGTAATTCTTCTCTTTGTTCACGATTCGATCTGAGGTAAACTTCAGGGATATGCTTATTCTTCCAAAGATTTAATCTTTTTAATTGGCGAACATATCCATGGTTAAAAGTGGTATAATTGACATTTGTTTGCCATTGTACAGAGTAGCTGGTTTTTCTATAACCACAGGCAGCTATTGCCTCTACGACTTCAGTATCGTCTTCATGATAAGAGATTCTCATCTTATCACTCTGTCCATCACCAAGCCAAGCACCTAAAGTATAAGGATGTATCGGTAAAATTACCCGCTGGAATTGAATCGGTTTAACATCAGGAAGCTGCCATCGTGCCCTGCCACCACGTTTACCTTTTTCTCCATACCAAACCCTTTTCATAAGGGCTCGGGTTTCCACCGTACGCCATTTTGCAGCAGATCTATCATATACAGTCCAAAGATGATCCTTATTTGTTTTGATCACCTCTCCATTTGAAAATTCAATTTCGACATCACAAATTCTTTTTTCACTGCAATAGGTAATGAGCGCTGGATTACCATCAGGACTAAATACATAATCCCCAGGAGATAAATTACCATGTTTTCTCCAGCCGGAAGGAGTTAAAACATCAATAATATCAGCTACTCGCTTCCCGTGACGAGGCGGCATAAAGATCATTAGTCGATGAATTGTGCCATCTTCGACACCTTCGAGATGTGCAGCAATTAATTGATGGTGTGGAGCTATTTCATATTTTGGGTATTGAAGTTTGACATAGGAAAGCAACTTCGAATGTGCATAGGCATGAAGTTTTGCAGTTTTGTCATTAAATCTATTGGTGGGCTTGGACGACTTCAACAAGGTTGCCATCACTTTCCCTCATAGCATTGACCAATCCTTCGAATTCGTTGTTCTGTGATGCTCTAACTACTTCATCAATTTCTGATTTGGAAAGATTGGCTGTAATGCTTTTAAGATTA